TTAAATAAGCGGGTGCTAAGCACCCGCATTATCATACACTTGTACCATCCGCCCTCTTCCATTCAGATGATACTGTGTTATACCATATTGGAAGACCTAGCGTTGTATCATAATACATCTGCCCACTGACTGGTGCTGTAGGGCGCTGCGCAGTAGATCCACGGTTTTGATAAGTCGTCTGAGTATCATTAACACCTAGACAAGCTATAATACGATTTTTGCGCTCTTCCGATGTATTAAGGTAAATCTTGGTCGTCATATCGCTATCGAAAGAAACGCCATTGATGGTTATGCCGTTACAGTTATCGGCGGGGTCTGTGATCCCAAGTGGTTGCACGTAGTATCCACCTCTGATATAAGACGTACCCATAGAGCCGCCAATAACAGATATTTCTTTACAGTTTACCAACGATAGCCCACCAGTCTTATTTCCGTTGAATATATTATTAGACAAAGAACATTGTTCAGCATTTTCCAATACCATGCCGAACTCACCACAGTAAGTGATAGTGTTTCCCGTAAATGTTAGATTTCTTGCCCCTTTAATATTAATTCCACGACTATTGTTTATCCTCCCTGCACTAATAATGTTACCGCTGATGGTAGCGTAAGCCAGACTCTCCATATCAAAAGCAGTACCGTTGATGGCATCAAAAACGCTATTTGAAATTATAACCGGATAACCCGCGAATTGGTCTGTTCCACCCATCTCACCAAGTGTTGTGCGTGTTCTTACCGCAAAATCTCCAGCAAACATTGAGCATTCACTAATAAATAAATCGGCGGTATCCCATACGTCAATCGGAGAGTTAGAACTGAAACACATAAGAAACTTAGGTGATTCGCTGATGAACTCCACAGTATTTAAATCCGCACGCCCCAAGAATGGACTACCCCAACGTTCGCACCGGAAGAAGTTAACGTAATGGTAGTTGTTCATAGTAGTTTGTGCGTTATAGAAAAACACCCGATCAAACTCTAAGTTCTGGACATGACGACAAACAATCCAGTTAATCAGCACGTCGGATGATATGACTACATCTCGGAATATGCCACCCTGTTTCCACTGACTAGCAGCCGGGCCAGACCCTGTAAGGGTAAACATAGTGAAGGTTGAATCAGAACCTAGATATTTAATCTCTGGATTTTTTGCGTTACCAATAATTTCATATTTTGCTGGAAGCTCAATGTCTCTGGTCTTCATTCCATATATGCCAGAACCTTTCAAGTGAATTTTTCTTGCGCCTGAAGCGAATGCCTTCTGAAAGGCTATGCTATTATCTGTTGTTCCAGAATCATCTTTGCCACCAAAGTCTTCCAAAAATACAAAATCATCCAGCTTTTCTTGTACATTCCTGAAGACAGCACCATCAACAACAGATGGTAATCCATACTTATACTTTACTGTTTCAGGGAATGCCCCGCTTGCAAACTCTCCCTCTAGCTCCTGCCGGAACTGGTCCGGGTCATACTTGAGAATGTTTGGATAGTAGAACTGCTGTGTGCCATATGCGTCATACACAGCCATTGAATGTCCCTGTACGGTAACGAACTTTGCAATCTGTCCGTTATATACCGGATAACCAGCAGCGTTAATGATGATTGGTTGCGAAACAGGAACGTGAGAGCCGTCTTCGTTCTCTACATAAACCTGAATCTGGTTTTCAGGATTTACCGGGTCAGTGTCAATTTTACCGATATAAATTTTGCCATTGGCAACGGCTTTAAAAGAACGCGCCATAGTGAAGAGTTGCGAAGGCATGCTTACCACAACATTGGCTGTAATGTCTGTCATTTAATTTGCTCCGGACGTAGCAATGCCGAACAAGATGCAACTTGCCCAGCATTGCACTAATGTCAGTTATGATTTGTTAATTATGAGATGAGTCTATGCAAAGAGATCTGTTGAATATTGCGCTCTATATATTTGGTTTTTGCACGTTCCTGGTGTTTGCAAAGCTATTCTGACAACGCATCAGACTTAGCACCCTGAGTCATGGCGCTAATTGCCTTTTGTGCCTGCTGCATGGCTTTCTCAAACGCTGTTGATCCACGTGGGGTGTTTGCCATTCTGAGCATTGCATTTCTGAATGGCTCGCTCTCATAGGCGCGAGTAAGAAGTCCGTAGCTTACTGCTGCGCCAGTTGTCGCCGGGTTCATTGCCGTACCATACCCAATAATGAACGGGATGGTTTGCTGCCCTGTGGGTGTTGTTACTGCCGCTTTTGCAGCCTGCTGCGTGGATTGCAGGTAGTTTTTTAATCCTTTCAGATAAGCAGCGTCCTGACCCTTAAATGTGATGCCAGTCTGGTTTTGCAGGATGTTAAGCTGCCGAAGGAACTGGTCAGGGGATCCGCCAGATTTCTCCATCGCCTTTCCAATGATGCCATTGCGCATTTGCGCCCTGCCAACACGACCAACTGAGTTATACAGAGTCTTAATTTCCGATTTGTTCTTGCTGAATAGCATGTTGTTGACAACTTCCGGCGTCAGATCGCCTTTCATGAGAACATTCTTCAGCCTGGTATTCTTTAGTTTCGCCGCTTCGTCAGCGTAGACGGCATTGGCCTGCTGATATTTCCGGAGAGTATCGTTGCCAAGATTCTGACCAATGACACTATTGATATCGTCGGTCATTGCCTTGTAAACGCGCTGAATGGCGGCATCGGAACGGTTTGGTAACACTGGTCGCTCCCCCTTCACGTCCATTCTGAACTGGCTGCGCAGATCGCTTAATTGTTTCAAATCCAGATTTACCGGACCATCAGGACCAGCATTGCGAACAAGCTCATCACGATATGATTGAAGTTTTGAAATCGTCTCGTTATCAGCAACCTTACCAAGCTTCTGCAGATTAGATATCTCAGTATCAATCTGCTGAATTGCTCGCGCAGGCTGAATGTTGACTCCCGCCATTGCATTCTGAACCTGCTCAAGACGGTTCCCAGCAGCACGACGAATTCCTGATGTTTTCGCTTTAAGGCTGTCAATAATAACCGCTGGATCATACTCACCGAATTTATCAGCAAATCTCTGCACCAACTGACTTCTCGCTTCCTGTTGCGTTGCTCTCATTCCGCTTGTGCCAGCCAGGGGGATATTTTCTGCTGTCGTTTGCGCCATTTTTCCGACGCGGGAAGTAGGCTGTAAGAGGTCAGTAGTATGAAGAGGCACCCCTTCACGCTCTGCAAATCTGATAGCCTGTTGCGCTTCTGGTGCGATAGCACCACGAACGCCACGATAAGCAGCACCTAATCCACGTCCAGCAGCGTTAATAGCGCCTCCAGCCAGAACACCAACGCCTAAATCGGTGGCGAGTGCTTCCGCATCATCTTTCGCACTATTTGCAGCAAGTGTTCCGACTGCGTTTTCTGCGAGAAGGCGAGTTGCACCCTGAGCAATTCGACCAGCAAGTGTTGGTGCCTGTGTTGCCGCTCTCTCAACGCCAGCAGGAGTGAGATAAGGCAATGCCTCAGCAAATACCCTGCCCTCTGTCGTTTGTGGAGTCAGCGCGCCTTGCTGAAGACCAAAGTCCTGTTCTAATCCCTGCGTTGTTACTCGTGGCGCTGGTTGATATGTCCCATCGCCAATGCCGAGTTTACCGCCAGCCCATGCCGCCGCGCTTGTTACAGCATCGGCAATTGATGCAGGTATGTTTGCCACGTTCACGCCAGCCTGCACCAGTCCGCGACCAGTCTCTTTCACTGCTTCACCAAGGTCAGACATAAATCTACTTTGCTGTGGTTGTTGCTGTGCTACTGGTTGCTGTGTCTCCACTGGCTGCACAGATGACAATGGATAGGCTGCATAGAAAGCTTGCTTAGCCTGCTCTGCATTTTCTCCGGCTTGCGGTGCCACGACTTCATTGAAGTATTGCTCCTGAGCCTGCGCTTTTTGTTCTGGTGCTAACGCCTGATACTGTGGAGAGGCGATAACATCTTTCCATGCTTTAGCCATTAATCACCCCATAGTGAAGAAAAGTTACTGCCAGCAGGAGATTGTTGTCCTGGCGTATTCTGCACCGGCTCCTGATAATCAAACTGTTTTTTAACAGTGCTCAACTTGCTTTCAAGCTGATTTCGAATCTTTCCGATAGAGTCACGAAAAGCCTTTTCACTCATTTTGGGACTTAGAGCACCAACCGCATCGGATAATTTTTTACCCTCAGCATCTGAAAGAGCCCCCATCCCCTTCAGGGACTGCACCATAGGGAGGAAAGTTTGAGCTTTAAAGGTATCTAGCCTTGCTTCAAAGTTAGCCGCATCGGATCCAGGAACTGTCGGAAACGCTGAGCGAATGCCTACTGCTTTTGAAAGGCCGGGGCTTTGCTCTATCTCGTTGAGAGAATCAAGCGCAGTGCTGAACGTATCAACAGCGCCCTGAGCGGCGGCCTGTCTGTCCGCGCGGGCTATGTCAGCCTTTTGCCGAACATCTGCCTGTTTCTGCTTTAACTCTTCAAGCTTTAACTGATTGCTTTCTCTGGCTATCTGTCTGTCCAGAGCCTTTTCTTGTAATTCTGCTCTTTGTATTTCGCGGGAAAGAGCAGCATTCTGTGCGCTGATGTTCTGTCCACGTATCTGGATGTCCTGACCTCGAGCTGTTAGTGCTTCTCCGGCCTGATTGCTGCGGATTGTCTCTGCCAGCCTGCCTCGGTCAATCTCACGACCAGCCATCTTGTCCTGAACATTGAAATAATCATTAGGACCAAGCGCTGACATTCCAAGGTGATCAACAAACTCACCAAATCCTGAAGGATTCTGCTGATACATCTGAGCAACGTTATTAGGGTCAACACCGACGCGAGTCAGTTCCTTGGCGTTGTTTTGCAGCCATGATTGCATTGCTTCTGGAGACGAGGCCGCAAGGCGTGCGCCAGCCGCTAAGGTGCCGATAGAATTGCGCTGGTCTTCGTCTGCCCACTTCATACCAGACTGAATCTTCTCTAATTGACCAGGATATTTGGTCATCAGATCTCGAACCTGCTGTCGATCACCGGACTGGATGGCTGCCGCATATTCTTTTTGGAATGCAGCATCCGCTTCCTGTTGCTTTGCGGCTTGATATGTTTGAGCGACACTACCAAGTCCCTGCAACGCCTGAAGGCCGATGTTATTGCGACCTGAACGCTCCATTTCGTTGTTCTGGCGAATATAGGCCAACGCCTCACTTACATCACTTGCCTTTGGCGCATTTGAGTTTTGCCCACCGATACCAGCAAGAAAACCGCCTGAGTTGATTCCTTGTTGCCAAGTAGCCATATTCCCACCTTAAAACAATGATCCAAGACCACCGATAATACCGCCACCAATAGCGCCAACAGCTGTACCTATTCCAGGCACCACAGAGCCAATCATCGCCCCTGATGCCGCACCGCTCATGGCACCGCCCAAAGCTGATTGCAATCCTGATGGTCGGTTAGCATTAGCCGCAGATGCTGCCGCCTGCTGTTGATACAACTGGCTGACGTTGTTGGCATAGTTCTGTCCGGCGTTTGCCTGACCTGTAAGAGCGCCAAGGCCAATATTTGCCAGATTGTTGTAGTTGTTCATCTGACCTGACAACCAGTTTTGACCGAGTGTAGGTGCGATTGCTGCTAACTGGTTTCCTGTTGCTGTAGAGCCTAATCCACCCGTTGCCTCTGCTGCTGCCAGACTCTGGTAACGCGCCTGCCCTGCAAGGTCTTTATACTGCTGGGAGTTGTAATACTGGTTAAGCGCCTGACCTTGCCCCTGAAGAGAGGAAAGATTCTGCAACTGTGATACGTACTGCTGAGCGAGTGGCGTGAACGGTGCAAGGTTTTGCATGTTCGTTTGCCACATTTCACGCTGCAATTCGATACCCTTTTCAGTTGCGCGTGCCTGGGCTTTAGAGCCGGAGTCGCTGCCGCCTTTCATATACCCATTCATGGGAAGCAATTTATTCTTGAAGCTTTCGCTAAGTACTAACATTTATTAGCTCCTCATATTTTGAACGAGGTAATTGATAGAGGGTGATTCCAACCGGTTTTCCGTTACTCATGTACGCATCATCAAGGTGACCAACACGGGAAGCGCCAAGCAAACGGATAATTGCCCGTCCGTATTTCGTGGTGTCAGGAACCATGGTGATGCTGTTAAGGAATGGTGAGTTTTCGAGAAGCCATTTGCAGAATAATCGATGCCCTTGCAGTGCATATTCACCACGGAATCCGGGGTCGTACACCGCATGACATTCCACAACGCTATGCCAGAAGTTACGCACTTCATGAACGCCAGCCAGCACTAATCCTTCGTAGATGCCGAGGTATACCGCATCAGGCTTGATGTAGTATTTATCTCCACTGTCTACGATATTTCCCGTGTTTGCCGGGTTGTTGAGGAATTCTGCAAGCTTCACCGGATTATCGATGAGCTTTATTTCCATCACTGCTCCGCAATGATTTTGATGGTTGTGGCAGTAAACGCCGCACCATTAGACTGAATGGTTAACGTGCTGCCATTTGTGGCAAGAAAGCCGTCTTTATCCACGCTGAAGAACGTAGCTAACAAGATGTTATCGGTTGTTGTCGCCGAGTTGCAACTGCTTACCAGTGTGTCAGGAACAGAGCCGGAAAAGGTTAGCTGCATTGACCTGTTGGCGGTTCCGCTGGGCCACGTCCCGACGATCGACAGCTTGAAGAACAAGGTTTTGTTCTCGTTGAACACAACCATCTTGTTGTTAACGGTGTCGAAGAATGGTGCCAACGTGCCGGATGATGGCGTGAGCGTTTTCAGCAGGCTAACAAGGTTGGTCGGCGCTGTCGGGATGGTTACAGATACACCAGAGTAAACAACCTCTGACTTTTTGCGAGTAGTGGCATACTCCAGAGCATCGATGCGCGTTTCATGGTCTGAAACCTGCGATTCCAGCGACTGAACTCTGGTATCAAGCGAGGCAATATCGCTTTCATTCTGAGCTATTCGTGTTTCATGTTCCTGAAGAGTTGATTCTGCCTGGCTGATTCGCTCCTCATGATTAACAAGCGTTGCTTCCGCAGCAGAAATTCGCTGCTCATGGTCAGCGAGAATCACATCCTGCTCATCGTTCCTGACCTGTGCATCATAAGCGCCCTGACCAGCCTGATTTGCCTTCCCGGCGATTGCACCGACATCAGCTCCCTGATTTATGACATATAGTAGGTAAGACTGGCTGAATATATTGCGTGGCAAAATTGAAGCATCAAGGCGCGTAGCCTGAACCACAACAGGATCATTCAGTGATGAATCAACCATTACTCAATCCTTATCTGGCAGCCTGAGAGAGTGACAGGTGACTTAGTGATAACGCGCAATTTGAAGCCGACATTTTTCCTGATGCGTCCGACCCGCTTCCACAAAACGCGTTTGTCGTAAACGAACGGTTCATTCTGCTCAATCATCTGCTCACGCCCGTAATTGATGCCGTCAGTGGTTGCAGAGAGAAAAAGGCGGTCAGCATACTGCGCAACTCCAGTTGACGATTCAACTTCAAGGTCGAAAACTCTGGCGTTATCCGCTTTGAACAACGGAGTAAACAGCAGGTGTTCCTGCTGCTTGTCGTACTGGCTGCTGATATCGAACTGCAATTTCCCGGTCACGGATTCCAGCTTATCGCCGCACGTTATCTGATTGCCTTCGTAAATGAAGTCGATAGCGCGGTACACATCGTCATACAAGCCAGTTTTCAACACACACCATTGCGGACCATTGGCGCTTGAAGATGCGTCGTACACGAGAACATGGCGCGGAAGGTGGATAATCAGCAACTCATGAGCATCAAATCGCAGCGATTCCATCACACCATCAGCCAGTTCATCAGCAGTGTAGGAGCGGAGGATTTTCTCAATGCTCGCGCTGGCGATTGGTGACACCTGACCGGAACCGATGATGTACACAGACGGCGCACCTGTTGCCGGATTGCTGATGAACGCATACGAATCAGCAAACGGCGTTTTGCAGTAAGTCCCGGCAATGCCTTTCTGCACCATCAGCGATGGCTGTGCGACATACAAAGCAGCACCAACTGTGGTTGCACCAGTCAGGGAGAAATATTCAATCGTCGATGAGCCAAAGCAGACGATGAAGTCTCGCCATGTTCCGATGCCGATGATGCCGTCAGGCTGTGATTCTGCCCGATATTGTGCGCTGTAGCGGTCAGGATGCGATTCGTCTTCAAGATCAGTGATAAACCATGAATCAGTACCGTCTTTTGACCACGCATAACGCCCACGTAAGCGAGTAATGTCACGAACCGAACCTAATTCATACTGCGTAAATCCGCTGTCTGCAGGCCAGTTTGAGACGGTTTTAACCGTGCCATCATAGCGATACTCGAAAAGTTGACCATTAACGCCTACCGCCTGTGATGTCCGACCATGCGCCATTGATACGCGACCACTTCCGGCAACATCACCGACTTCACTTTCTCCTTTGTACAGCTTGCCACCACACACGCGATAAACAGCATTCTGCGCCATGTTGTACTCGACGCCTCGAGATACACCGTTCACATCAGAACGTTTTGCAATGCCCGGGAATGAGCGAAGATATCCGCTGCTGTTAAGGATTTCTTTGGGTGTAGCCAACATATTTACTGGCAGATAGTCGATATAGTCGGCGTTTCGAAAGTCTTTGCCGACACCTTTCATAAGCGGAAGTTGCTGAATCGGCATTTATTCACCTCACGTACTCGGATCATCTTTCTCGATGTAAAACCGATTCCACGTAAACGCGCTTTTGTTACCACTACCGCGAGGCATGTCATTTCGTCGCTCAAGTGGTGGTATTTTGGTTAAAGCGATACAGATTGTCTGATATGCACTGTCAGCAGCGGTAAGGAGAGCGTCTGACGGCTGAATGACGTTATCCATGCACACTTGCACAGCGAGTTTCAAAGCGACGCCATCATTTGCCCATGCAGGGATACCTGAATCATCGTCAGGTAACGGCATGATGCCGTTTTCTGTATCAGCAAACTGATACCCAAGCTCGATACCTTTAGCCTGCCATGCTGCCATCATGTCTTCGAGGTCATTAATGGCATCTTCAATTGCCTGAGGGTCAGCATCTGTCAACGTGGCATTGGAATACAGCCCGGCTTTTCGTAAAGCCTTAAGAACGAGATCACCCTTCGTTTTCGCCATCTTCTTCCGCCTTAGCCACTTTTTGCTTCGTTGCGGTTTCTTCAGGAGTTTTTACCCAGCCTTTTTTCAGGTGAGATTTAACTTCTTCGTCATCAACAATGATGTAATCGACAGCAAACTGACCACAGGTGATCATGTTGCCAGGCTTATAGAGCATTGTTCGTGCCATTGTCTTCTCCCAATAAAAATGGGGCCGAAGCCCCACCAAAATTACTGCCCGGCAATAACGATGCCCGTATATTCAGGAACCAGTACAGAGCAACCGTACAGAGTGGTGAAACGTGCAGTGGTTACGCCTTTGATGTGGTCGAAGGCGTAAGACATGATCAGCGTAGCGCCCTGCTCGGTGGTTGCTGTCATTACCTGTGGCCCCTGACCAGTCGGGAATGCCAGTTTGCCGTACATCAGTTCAACAGAACCATCAGCCCAGAACAGGTTAGCCGGTGCGGCATTTTTGTTGAGAATGGTAATTGCTGCACCATTTGCCGCGTTAGCATCAACGTTTGCATATGGACGGCTGGCGACATCCGCGTTGTCAGGCGGCAAAATTTTCGGGGAGATAGTTACTGTCGTTCCGCTAACTGCCAGAACGCGGAATACCTGCGGCTGCCCGGTGGTGTCTTTGGTGATCTGGTGTACAGAATTCACCCCTGCAATGGTAAATGCATCGCCAACCTGCAAACCAGATGCAGATACCGTAATGGTCCCCTGTCGGTTATCCACTGGCATATCGTTGGCGTCTTTCGCTTCAACCTTGTGCGCAGGTTCGGCCGCCAGCGTAATGGAAGTCGCAGTCCCTTTCGGAACACGACCAGAAATATCGGTCTTGTAGCTATCAAAGGAAGCAATAGGAGGGATCTGCGCTTTTTCGTATGCTGTCAGGGTTGCGCCCTGAGCGTAGGCACGGTGACCAAGCTCGCCAGCAAGGTCTTTGTAGTTGAAGGGGTTCCAGAAAGAGCGACGGTTGATACCCTGCGGTACACCAATCGCCGTCATGGTGGCATCAATACCTGCCGCACAGTTCCACAAATCACGGCCCTGTGAACCAGTGGTTGAGTCAGCCATTGTGATCACGTTAGTAGCACGCTGCGTGACCATGGAAATCAGGTCAGAGTCAATCTGTGCAGCAAGGCGCATACCTGCGGCGCGACCAGCTTCAGTTTTATGTTCCGGGTCACGCATTTCACGCGCATCCAGAGTGTACAGAATGTTTTTAGGCTCCTTGAACACAGAAGGAACAAGGCGCTGAACCAGTGCTGTTGGCGTTTTGCTGCTGAGGTCGAGGCCTTCCTCAATGTTCATGTGGTAATGCTGCGGACGATACAGAACATCACCTGCTCGCTGCATTGCTGTATCACCGGGACGGAATTTTTTAGCGTTACGGGAAACTACGCAGGCGGCCTCAAAGCCTTCAACGTAGTTTTCGAACATGATTTCAAGGTCTTTTGCTAATTGGTTAGCCATGCTTAATGCTCCGATAGGTTATTTTTTTGCCTTTTTAGCGGCGAAATACGGCGTCCAGTCACCAGTTTCCAGCGCCTTGGCTTTCAATTTGTCGAGGTTGTTGATTACTGCGCCGTTGCTCCCCTTAACTGTCGGGGTTGTGGCTGCCGTGGTTTTTGCTTTTGGCATGATTCTGGCCTTCGATTCGATACGTTCCAGCAGACGACCAATTGCTACGGGGTTGGTAGCTTCTGCCAGTTGCTTGCGCAGTTCAGCGTTGCGACCGAGTGCCAGAACAACGATTTCCGGCTTCTCTGACTCAAACAGGATCGCGTTTTGTGTCTCGATGGGGATTTCCTCGAGTACGGCCTGTTCTGCTTCCTGATAGCCAGGGACCTTGAGAGCCTTAACACGTTGTTGATATTTGGATAATCGCTCTTGATAGGCAGCATGAAGCTCCTGTTCCTTCTGCTTGCGAGCCATCTCCTGTTGCTGGTACTTGCCGTTATCCTCTGCCCACTTAGTCATGCGTTGCTGGTAGATTTCTTCATCGAAACCGATGTCCTCATCATCCAGTTTTGGCATTCGCGGTGGTTGAGTGATTACCGGCTGCTGCTCGACGGGTTTCTGAGACTGACGCATCAGCTCTTTCAGCTCGCGGTCCTTCTCTTTAATCGTCTTGCGCAGGTGTTTTACCAGTCCATGCTCTGCGCCATCTTCGCTGGTTGGCGAATCCAGCTTTTCGTCACCAAAGTAGAATTCCTGTTCTGATTCGTCGTCATCAGTTTCAGTAGCTTCCTCTGCATCATTTCCGGAGGGCTTACTGCCATCTTCTGTTTCGACTTCTTCAGCCAGTTCGACATCATCAGGAATCTGCTCTGATGTATCGGTTTCGATTTCAACTTCTGGTGTGTTTTCTGCCATCTGGTCCATTTGTTACCCCTGTTTACTCGATGTTCAGCCCATCGGAAGGCAATAGGGTGCCAGGCCTCATAAAGACAGCCATTGCACGTTATGGGTTAATTACTGCTGTGGTTGTTGCTGAGTTGATTTTTGCAGGATGCTGCTGATGTCCATGCGCTGCGCATGGCCCTGCGCCTGACTTTTCAGGACAAGCTCTGCATCAGCACGGGCATTATCTCCTTGCTGTTGCTGGAACTGTCCGAGCAGTTTCAGCGCCTCACGGATATCAGATTTTTGCTGGCTATCGGCAGATGCGAGGATTTTCACAACATTTGCCGCAGCAACCTGAGCATCCGTCTGTGCCTGGAATGCTTTAACCTGAATGGCTGCTTGTTCGTTCTGCGCTTTCTGCAATTCAGCCTGACCAGCAAGAAGCTGACCTTGCGCTGCAATCATAGCCGGATCCGGCTGACTGGCCTGTTGTTGTTTCGCCTGCTCAACCATCTGCTGTTCTTCTGGCGTTCTCGGCTTGATAACTCCAGACAGAATCAACTGATTGCGGTTGTATTCTTTCAGGTCGTCCATCCCTTCGCCGTCCATATTGTCGAGAATAAGAGACGACACAAGGTCGTGTTTCGGCGTTCCGGGCGGGATAAGTGCCAGCATGGAAAGTAACGACTTAACCGTTGCATCACGGCGAGTAGCGAACGACTGACCGACATCGACAGTCACTTCATAGTTACCCTGCGAAAGGTCGTTAAGCGCGATAACCTGCCCTGTCTGACGGTCAACCACTTCACCAGTCATCAGCGCCACGTCATCGCTGCCGTCCTCATTAACGACACGCATCGGCGTATCACTGCCATAGACTTCACGAGCCATAGAAAGCCACACGACGCCAGCGCGGCGCATGGATTTAGCCATGTTGTCCATGTAGATATAGGACTGCGTGTCCATCCGGTTAAAGATGCTATCAACGGTATCGGTGGCGACGTTGCTCGGCATGTTCTCAAGCTGCGACGCACCTGTAATTTGCTGAATAGCCGTTCCGGTGTACTGCAATAGCCCGGCAAGAGCTGGAGGCATTTGTGTCGGAGGCGTATAACTGCTGACCTGAGCCTGCGCAGTAATATCTCCGTTTTTGTTTTTCAGACTGACCATCGGCAGGAACGCCGGGCGCTTTTTGTTGCGCTCCGCCCAATGAGTGGCGAGAGGACCAGGAATCATGTCAGCATCAACTACAGGAATGCCATCACCGCCAGCCTGAGTAGCGTTATCTGCAATCATGGAAACCATCAGGTTCTCAAGACGCTGTGCATCCATCGCTTTTGCTGCGTGGCCTTCGATTCGCTCCTGATTATCAACAAATGAACGACGCCCATATACCGGGATGAGAGGAATATGTTCGCCCGGAATACGCTTCGGTTCTTCCAGCCATTCAGCGCCAGACAGAAGACCGCAATAAACTCGGCGTTTCTTCACTGTCCGCTCACCAATCAGTTCGAATGCACCATCGGTCAGCTCGTCGACAATATCTTTGATTTGCTCTTCATCATAGATTGCCGTTTCTCCGCTAACAGGGTTACGCCATGCTGTGAGCTTCACCTTCTCTATGCGAACTTCGTAGTAGCGACCAACATAGATAGCATCAGGAGTTGACCAGTCATATTGAGTGCCAGTGTCATCACGAGAAAGACTTGCCGCGATGGAATCAGGGTATTCAGCCTCGAACGCTTTAGGCGTCATGGAGAACATTTCCATAGCCCACATAGCATCAGAGCGGTCATATTGCTTGCTGTCCTGATCGAAGAAGACGCATGTCGCTGGGTCGTAAACCGGGAGAAGGCTTATACGGCGTTGCTCGTTACTCGGATCCATTTCATCTTCGTAATCGGCACACATGCGGAAACAACCGAATCCGCCCGTTACAGCATCATCAAATGCGTTATCACACGCTTCGCCACCGGATGTTTCCTGATAGTCAGCGCGGAATTTTCCGTTCATCTTTTCGGCTAACGCTTCCGATGCCTTATCGTCCTTCGGTCTGAATTTAACGCTGATGCGATTCTGTCGATACTCGCCAATGATGCGATCACATTCACGGGCAATCTTATTCAGTTCAAAACGCGGATAATGCTCAAACCTGCCTTCATCAAATGAGTAACCAGCGTTTGTGCTGCCTTCCCACTGTGCGCCGGACACCCGGACGAAACGTTGAGCCTCAATAATCTGCTCACGCATATCCTGCGTTGCTGACCAGGCATTATCAAAGTTGCACAGCACCTTGCGATGCCAGTCAGTCATCTTTTTTTCTGCCATATCAACCTACACCACAAGGAATTGAGTAACTGGAATAGTCGGGTTGCGCAGCCGACTCCGGGCAATGCATACACATCATCAGTGCATCAGCCAGGTTAGGAGATGGAATACCGAGCTTCTGCTTCATTTCGACCTTAGTCATTAGCTCCAGCTTCCCGTTGTTATTGAATTTGCGCTGAATCTGCGTCAGTTCTGCAAACAGCTTCTCCAGCATCTTCTCGCCTATCGCTTCTTTGTCGAAGCTCAGCATGTCGTCGGGGTCTGCATACTCACCGTGGACAACCGCCCGATATGTCAGATACAGCCTGTCAGCCAGTGCGTAATAGAATTGCGCTCGCTTATTGCGGAATACATCGCCAATAGTACGAACGTTGTCACCCTGTACGACTTCATCAGCCCATGCTCCGGCCTGATACGGTGCATCTTCATCAAATGGCGATTCGCTTCCCTTGAACATCGTGGCGGTGATTTTCTTGCCGGAGAACGCTTCCGTTGTCTGTCTGCGTAGCCCTGCACCGACACCATCACCATCCCACAGGTAGTGGTCAGCGCCGTCTTCAATCGCCAGAGAAGTAGCCCAGTCAGCACCCTCGTTGATGTCCATCAGCAGGCCTTCGGCAATGCGTTTAACTACCGAACCGTGGCGCGATGCATAACCTTTAGCATCCGGTCCTGTATCTGACGGGTCATGCGCAGAGACAACAGCGCCTTTCGCTTTCCATCCGAGTTTCTTGTGCGCATCGGTTGCGGCTTCAAGCCATTCACGTTTGATGATTGCCATATCACTTGCGCTTACTGGCTCACCAAGCCAGATGTGACGATACAGTGTCGGATTTCTGCGTTTGCACTCTTCCATCTCCAGACGGAGAACTTCAGGAAAGTGCGGGTTGTCGGTGTAGTTCACCGTCAGCAGGCAAATATCATCGGGAGGATTTACGACGAATCGCTGATAGGTATCGTCGAGGATGTTCTTCGGGTTAAAGCTCACCCATATTTCAGAGAACGGCTTACGGATGGTTGGGATCAGGATATCCCATGATTCCTTCGTTACCGCTTCCGCTTCTTCCACCCAGCAGATATCAATGCCTTCGAGCGATTTAATCTTCGTCGGGTTGTTTTTGATGCCGTAGAACATGAACTCAGCATTCGTTCCGAGATGACGAATCATGGAACGCTGAATTTCAAACTCAGCCGAATACCCTTCACGCTCGATGGTATCTTCAAGCAACCGGATTACCGAATCGCTGATACTGTTTTGCAGTTCGCGAGCGCAGAGAATACGCACCGGCTGCCGACGCGCCGCTTCAACAAGCAGTCTCGCAATTGCCCATGATTTACCGCTACCTCGACCGCCTTTGGCGACTTTGTAGCGATGCGCCTCAATGAACGGTTCAAAGATAGGATTAATCGTGGTCATTTTCCGAATAGAGTGCTCATCGGTGATGTTTCTATCTGGATTGCGCCGCCGTCTTTGCCGGTTAGCTCGTGAGAAGATTGTTCTTTAAATGCCTGAACAGAAACATGCTTACCAAGAAGTTCGAGGTTTTTAACCTTATCAGGCCATTTGATTTTCTTCAGAAGTGCGGCACTATCTGCGGATACCATCTCCACAACATCCATTCCTGATAGCGTTGTGCGCCATACCTTAGGCCAGTCTTTAATGGGCTTTAACTCACCGTTTTGCAGAAGAATGTCGAGCACATCCATCTGGTCGATTTCAAGAAGGCGATTAAGTACATATTCTGCATTAATACCAACAAGATCATTGCGTTGCGCTTTCAGTTCGGCGATTCTTAACTTGATGTCAGGTTTTGACAGGTTTTCGGATGCGGTACGGTTAGCTGTCTTTGCGCTGTACCCCGCACGAATAGCCGCTTGCGTGGCGTTTAAATCGATGAGGTACTCGTGACAGAACATTTCTTGCTTGTCAGTAAGTGCCATGTTTTATCTCTGGAGATTTTCGTGAGAAAATTAATCGTATTTGTATCTTTTTGTTCGGCTTTAGGCTTTGGCTATCAAGCCATAACCAGTCAAACATTATCCACAGCGCTAGCAGCATTAGCGAGTTTGGTCGTTTTTCTAACAGCCTTAGCAAATCTAAAAAGCAACAAAGCTAAAGAGCAAGGTGTTAGCCAAACAATCGGCGATAACTCTAGCGGTATACAAATTGGTGGCAACATAACTATTAATGAAAGGGACAAAGAATGAGCTTATTCGAGAAATCCGGTCAAAGTGTGGGTGATAACTCCTCAGCTATACAAGTTACCGGTGATGCCTACTTTGGCAACACCACTACTGAGGTCATGGCTATTTGCCAGTTAATGGTCAAAAGTGAAATGGCTTCGCTTCGTGAAGATGCATTCGCTTTAGTCGACTCACGGGCTCAAGAATTTGGTCACCAAATTGCAGAAAAACTATCTAAAGATGTTGATGAAAAACTAAGAGCAAAACTCGCTGATCCCGATATTCAGTACACCCTCAATCAAGCAGTCGTTCAGGTCGCAAGAAAGGGGTTTGATGCAAAATCAGAACTTCTTAAGGAGTTAATAGTTACTAAAATTGAAAACGATCAAGAAGACCAAAGCATTTTGATCGATCAAGCGTTAGATACAACATCCAGACTGACCACTAATGATATTAAGTTTTTGGCATTTGTATATTTTTTACGTTCAATCAATAAGATGGTAGGAAGTATAAATATCACAGAACTTGCAGAGAAAAAAAGTACTCATTTTTCACTACCTAACATTTCCTTGGAAGAAAATTACATGATCCATAGGTCAATGTATGCTGTTTATGAAACAGATTATATAAAATTTCTTGGAGAACATTTCACCCTCAAACGCCTAAATCAGCAGCTATTAGAAATTAAAGGCGTATTTTTCTCAGATAAAATATATAATATCAATTACTTAGAGTTATTATCAAAAAGAACGGGTTATGACACTCTTACATCTGATGCATCATTTTATGAAGCATTCCCAGCTACAAAATTAGTTCTCGACTCTTTTGGTATTTCAACCCTTACAGAACTTGACTCACTAGTCATCAATCCAGTAGGTATGATTATTGCAGAAAATTATCTCAAAGCTCATGGATATATCAGTTAATACTCAGCATATGTAAAAAGGCTCATGGATGCCAGTTGCCAGAGTCGGGAAAGATAATTGGCGGACATTACCTAGGCTCTCCATCGTTAGCCATAGGTTACTCCGTCGTTTGCTCTGTCTGTCCTGCCGCTACTGGCGTGAACTGCACGCGCTTCGCATCACCAGGAGCAAAGTACAGCTACTCGCCTGTCTCGGTCGCCAGCGGCACAAAGCCATTAACCAGCTCATGCTGACGTCGTGACATCTTGCCAGTGAAGGTTTCGCCTGTTTGGGTGGTTAGCGTGATTTGGTAGATGTCGGACATAGTGTTATACCTTCAAAGGCGGTTAAAATTACCAATGACATATAGGAGGAAGAATGTCTTCGTTCAACCAAACAAGCCTACGATCATCCAACAGCCCGCTTCGCATAGAAACAACTGATAAAGAACATGCCATTGCCCATGAGGCAATTTTGGTTGCCTTATTGACTAACGTTGCAAGGTCTGCGCACAGCAATCAGGCGCTGATTGAATTAGAAGAAACAGTTAAAGGTTTGATTAGCAATTCCAACCCTAATAGCTTTCGGATCGCTTCAGATCTCATTAATGAAGCAAAAGAGAATTTCAACAGGGGTTGAGTTTTAGGCGCATCGTTAGGTGCGCCATTGTCCAAGCACCTCAGTGAAGAGTTTCTGTAATGTCAATCAGCCAATCAGCAATTCTGGCTGCGTCACCTGCATGATGTGCTCATGCTCTAGCTCAAGAACGCGCTTCTCTTTCTTCCGCTCATTCATCAACCGGCTACCGATCGTTCCCTTCAACTTTGAGCGCGTTTCTTTGATGGCGTAGCGGTGCTGCATTTCTTCACCCATGGCCAGGCGACGGCTAAGTTGCTCAGACATCCAGTTGAACGCTGAAATGTAGCTTTCTTTGATAGCCGCAGCAGCTTTCCCGGTGAATCCCATAACAACCATGATCCAGCCATCTTTCGTCAGGCTATACATCGGGCGAACCTTACCCTGCTCATCGATATAATCAGCCGACGCAAAATTGCGTTGGCTAAACTCTCTTGAGCAATCGGCCTTAACCTGCTCGATTTTCCTGAGCACATCACCGTGTCGCTTTCCGAAGTACGTAGCAACTTTTCTGGATGTGGTAACGACCTCTCCGTTTTTAGCTTGCACCATTTCTCGGAAGTCAAAGGCCGGAATAACTGACGGATTATTCATAGCGTCTTTACCTTTTAGAAAGTGAGCCTGTCTCACAGAAAAGCCGCCCGAGAGAGGTCGCCACCTATAACGGCATTTCTCAGGCTCGCTTACTGAAAGGCTCTCGTTAATATGCGCGTGAGATGCGCGGTGAAATTCAGATGTAAAAAAGCCCCGCGAATGCGAGGCAAAATCTTGGTATTTGTAATGAACTGGCTCTTGTCTCAACGCAGCCCCTTACCGCGCGCCATATGCTTAAATTCAAGCATCAGCAATGAGATGTTTAATCTGGATTCGCTCCAGAAGTAAGCACCACCCTGTCTACAGAGCCAGATGTGAAGGATGATGAGTAAAATTATCGCTATCATCGAAGGCATTGCGTCCTGATGTATTCCTGAAGCGTTCTCAGTGCTGTTTGGTCGCGGATAATTCCGTCCCGGATACCGAGAACGTTTCGTCCAGCAACTGGAGAGAGTTCGACGGTGGCATCATTGCCCATGCCGGAGGCGCTGGAGGTTTCGGCTGAGGATGGCACAGGGCATTTTCCTTTGACGAGCACCCTGCCACCATTATCAAGCTTGCGCCGAAGAGCATCATTTTCAGCTTTCGCATCAGCTAACTCCTTCGTGTATTTAGCATCGAGCGCATCAGCATCACGCTGGCGCTGCTGCATGTCAGTAATGGTGGCAGCCGCCTGCTTCAGCTCACTGACTTTTTTATCGCGCTGTTCTTTGTAGGCGATTGCGTTATCACGGTAATGATTAACAGCCCATGACAGGCAGACGATGATGCAGATAACCAGAGCGGAGATAATCGCGGTTAACCGACTCATGACATCAACACCCCAACGGCCAGAAACCACGGCCACGCATCGTTGCCATTCAATGCGAGCAACGCTGCCATGAAAAAGCAAATCATGCTCATTGTTGCCCCCACAAACAGACTTCACGCTCAATCTCACGACGGGTCATCAGCCCTTTCCATTGCTTACCGCCAGCGTATGTCCAGCGCCGTAGCTGATCACATGCGCCCTTGATATCGCCCTGGTTTATTTTGCGAAGAAGCGTCGATGTTCTGAAATTGCCAGCACCCACGTTGTAGACGAACGAGTAAAGAGCGCCGCGCGTTGTTTCCGGTATATCGACTTTGATGTACGGGTTAATTTGTCTGGCGACAGTGGTAAGGTCTTTATTCAGGAGGGCTTTGCACTCTGCTTCGGTATACGTTTTACCGGGAATGATGTCTTTTCCTGTATGCCCGTAACATACAGTCCATACACCAACTATGTCTTTGTAAGGATTATGTCTCACACCTTCCAGACCATCGTTACCACTTGGGCCAGTGATTAACACAGATGCTATAGCAATAGCCCCGCCACCAATAGCAGCAGCAACAGCTTTTCGTAATGATGGAGGCATTATCCACCTCTCGCAGCCTTGCGCTTATCTTCTTTAATCTTGAAATAAAGGTTTGTCAGGTACGTCAGCAGGCCAAATACCAGGCTACCCAGCACTCCAATTGCCGCCCACTGTGAGGGCGTGACTTTATCTAGCAGCTGTAAAAACCAGTATCCGGCACTACCTGCTGAGGTGCCATAGGCGACACCCGTTGTTAACTTATCCATGGATTTCATAACCCCACCTCGCAGACAAAGCGGGTGTAAATTGAGGGAATACTACGAAACGTAACAGACTCGGAGTCAGTGAATAACTCAGGTATTGGGTTATCAGCTAATATCGAGACTCAAAAAATGGAAAAACCCGCTCGACGGCGGGTTTAAGCTGTGTGACGAAGTGACCACTCTTAATAGCATAACCAATTTTTTACGTACGTAAACCACTAAATGATATTTGCGAGAATGCTACCGAGTATTGAAAACACCACTACAAATACATAAGCAAATCTCAACAAATAACCAACAAATAATTTCCAGTGTTATTTTTAGCCGGTTTAAATTGAACCTTCAAATTATAGAGCACTTATAAATAACAGACATTAATATAAATTGGCTAATAGATTTATTTTTATTCAGCCAAGAGCCATGAATAGGATTCGATAGAAAAAAGTTCAGATAAAAATAGAGATCTACTTCACAAATCAAACGAGAAACCAAAACTTACATCTTGAAATAATCACATTGATTAGATGAATATTTATCGCGCAGTGACATCATTTTTTAATAATAGTTCAAAAAAAGGGCTCACGATGAAAAAATTAACAGTGGCAATTTCTGCTGTAGCTGCATCAGTACTGATGGCGATGTCTGCTCAGGCAGCTGAAATTTATAATAAAGACAGTAACAAGCTGGATCTGTACGGGAAAGTTAATGCTAAGCACTACTTCTCCTCTAATGATGCAGATGATGGTGATACTACTTATGCCCGTCTTGGCTTCAAAGGTGAAACCCAAATCAACGATCAACTGACTGGTTTCGGTCAGTGGGAATATGAATTCAAAGGCAACCGCGCTGAATCTCAAGGTTCCTCCAAAGATAAAACCCGTCTTGCCTTCGCTGGCCTGAAATTCGGTGACTACGGCTCCATCGATTACGGCCGTAACTACGGTGTAGCATACGACATCGGTGCGTGGACTGACGTCCTGCCAGAATTCGGTGGTGACACTTGGACTCAAACCGACGTGTTCATGACTCAACGTGCAACTGGTGTTGCAACTTATCGTAACAACGACTTCTTTGGTCTGGTCGATGGCCTGAACTTTGCTGCTCAGTATCAGGGTAAAAATGACCGCACTGACGTAACTGAAGCCAATGGTGATGGTTTCGGTTTCTCCACTACTTATGAGTATGAAGGATTCGGCGTGGGTGCAACCTATGCTAAATCAGATCGCACTGACGGTCAGGTCGCCTATGGTAAGAGCAAATTCAATGCCTCCGGCAAAAATGCGGAAGTATGGGCTGCAGGCCTGAAATATGATGCGAACAATATCTATCTGGCTACCACATATTCTGAAACTCAGAATATGACCGTTTTTGGTAATAACCATATTGCAAACAAAGCACAAAACTTTGAAGCAGTAGCACAATATCAGTTTGACTTCGGTCTGCGCCCATCTGTTGCTTACCTTCAGTCAAAAGGTAAAGACCTTGGTGTTCATGGTGACCGAGACTTAGTCAAGTATGTCGATGTCGGTGCTACTTACTACTTTAATAAAAACATGTCCACTTTTGTTGATTACAAAATCAACTTAATTGACGATAGTAAGTTTACCAAAACAGCTGGTATTGATACCGACGACATCGCCGCTGTAGGTCTGGTTTATCAGTTCTAATCTGACTTACGAAAAAGATATGTTGCGGGAGGCTTTGCCTCCGCAACATATAAGTGGAGCCCTCAAGCCACTTCCTTTAGAAGCACTACCTTACTTCTTACTATATAAACCTTCTGTTATATATTACCCTTTATTTTGGGGGCGTTTCCACGCCCCATTTTTAATAACTTTTAGTAAACAATTGCATATCAATTAGAATTATTAGCAACGATATCCATATCTAACCGGATATCTAATGTCATTAACATCCCTTCAATTATGCCCTCAGCCTTCTGTAACCTTTTCCCGATATAACCATCAGAGCAGCAATGCTTACCTGCCAGTGACATGAATGTCATACCGACTACATAATAATCTACTAATAAATCGTGCAAATCGCTGTTGTTCTTTTTCAGACGGGCCATGCACCCGCAAATGATCATCGCGTCATCGTCACAACATTGCAGGCGAGATTTTACTTTTGAAGGAATTAATCCCTTAAAACCGGCAGCAATGGACGACCAGGTCACATCCTCATGATTATTTGCCGCCCATGCACCCCAGCGTTCAAGAACCATCTGAATATCACGCATCAACTTTCTCCACAAAATCAGGACAGCACACCAATCGCCAGCGCGCGATCGATAAAACGAAATATCAGCTCCAGTTGGGAACCATACTTCTCTTCAAATGCCACGGTATCCGCATGCAGTTCGTCATGGTGTTTTCTGCACAAAGGCAACACAAAAAGGTCATGCGCTTTTGTACCCATTCCACCCTGACCATGACCAATCAGGTGGTGGGCATCATCAGCAGGCTTTCCGCAACATGCGCACGGCTGCGTCTTAACCCAGCGCGTGTACTTTTCATTAACCCAGCGGCGACGTTTTGGGCGTAACATAAAAGACTCCGGCGACTCCGGATCCACTTTCAGCGCCAGCACCTTTTTCGCTTTATCCTGGATGATGCTGGTGGCAGGAACCGAAGGCACAAGATCACTTTCCCGGGTGACAGACGGCACAACAGGCTTCGGTAATCTCAGTGCCTTACGGGCTGCACTTTCCGGTAAGGCATCCGCCAGATCATTACGAATCAGCCACCAGCACAGTTCAGGCATTGTCACAACGTGACTGTCATCAAAACCGAGATCCCGACGCACAACAGACAACACCCAGCGGGCACAGTTATCCGTTGCCATTGATTCCAGCCGTTCCGTGAACTGATCGCGCAACTGGTTATCGCAGTGCCAGCACAGACGGATTGCGCCCGGCGCGTGTCGCATTGTTGTCATGTTCTCGCTGTGCCAGCCGGAATGAGGCCACTGACAGCCCTTTTCACGAAGTAACCAGCTTTCAAGACATTCCACACCACCAGCACGACGGATCACTGCCTCATTGCGGAACACGGCCCGAACGGCAGGATCATCCGCCAGCGGTTGTGATGCCGCCGGAACGGCACCACTGGCGAAAGATGAATAACGCTCCGGCTCAGGCTCCAGCAGGACACGCCCCTGCATAAACAGGGGCATCAGCTCTGAACCGGGTCTGAACAATACGATCCCCATACGCGGGGCAATTTCAGGGGTCAGTAGTGCTCTCACGGTCACCTCAATGAACGGTATCGAGCAGCTTTAACAGCTCAGGGAATCGGGATTCGAAGAAGTGTGGCTGCGTCTCGCGCGGATTTGCGGGACTGGTGATGTTCTTGCCGAACATGCAGCCTTTCGCTGTTAGCGACCAGAATTTTTTGATGTTGTTAATCGCGGTACGGCTGTATCGTTCGCGCTGTTCGACGATCCCCAGCTTCACCATCTGGTGATATGCCTGATTAGCCGTAAGGCGGATACCATACTGCTTCAGCAGTGCACTCAATGATAGCGTAGGGCGGCTTGAGCCATCGAGTGCATCAGCAGGAGCATCAATGGCATAGCGCGGTGCCAGATTCGGTAAGCCAACAGCCTCCTGGAGTTTCTGACAGGCCCCAAGCACAGATGAGTTAGACAGGTTTAACTCCCGACGCATAAAGTCCAGCAGAATCACTCCAGCCTGCATCTTGTCAGCAGCCTGTCCGGATAATTTTTCCGGTGCGCTGGTTACCATGTCGAAAGTACGGATCACCTTCAGATGGAATGACGGGCTGATCCACATTGCATAGGCATA